ATTTCGCGCTTTCCTCCACCCGCGTCACCCTCTCCGCCAGCATATCGTAGCGCTGACCCTGACTGCGTATCTCCACCCGCAGATCGTCCACGCCGTCGCGGATATATTTCACCGACGCCCGCAGCTCGCCGTCCTCGGCGCCGTCCTCCCGGATCGCTCGGGACCGGCCGAGCCAGCCGAGCACGATGCCGCTGATGGCCGCGGCGGCCGAGATGGCCGCCGTGATGGTGATTCCATCCATATTAACACCGCCCCTCCCAACAAATGAGGCCCCGCTTCAATCAGCGGAGCCTTGATATTCTGCCCCAGTGATGGTTTGGTATTGTTCCGGCGTGATCTTACCGGCGGCGACGAAAATAGCGACTTGCTCAGGCGTATACCTTCCGGCGTCGTAATGGCGTTTCACGATTGTGAACCAATCCATGGCTCAAATCACCCCCTTGCTGACGAGTTCCAGAAGCAACGCGGCCTGTTCCTGTTCAGCTTGTTCGAGTCGAAGTTCGTTTTGAGCAAGTTCGAGCGCAAGCAGGGCGTTTTCTTCCTCCAGCAGTTCCGTCCGTGACTTTGGAGGTTGCCAGACAGCAATTTCTTCTGGCGTCGCCGTTTCGATCCATCCAAGCTCAAGATCGAAGTACGGCTTGCAAAGGTTCGGCGGACACGGGATCTGACGCGACAGGTACACCCTGTAGAGTTCATCATCGCGCTCGACTCCTGATTCTGTCAGCCGATAGTATCCCCGCGCCAGATCATCCGGTATCTCGTCCAGTTCAATCTCCATTCCGCCAGCCAGCCCGCCGATCTCGGCCCATGCGGTGATCACACCGTCCTCATTGGTTTTGACTGCGATCTGCATTAGACCACCCCGACAATCTTTCTGACGTAGAAATTGCTGTTATCCGATTCTATCGTGGCGTTATCAGTTGCATTTCCGGACCATTGCCAAACATGATTATGCGCGATGGTTATCGACGTATCGCTCGTTCGGGACAAGAGTATTTCCACTTGCGTGGCACTTGCAGATGATCCGTTATCAGGTAAGTTGATCCCTTTAATATACCAGTTTGCTGTCTCCTTATGGTATACAACGTGATTTTCGTACCCGGAAAAAAATACTTGCACCACAATGTATGAAAAATCATTCAGGTTGCCTGAAAGATTCAAGATCGTGCCTGCCTGATACGCATTCCCCGACCAGAGCGTTGTACCAGACTTCACGACAGGCACCCATTGTTTCCAGTTCCCGCCTACGCTCCCCCGAAACCATGACCCCAGGTCTGTTTCAGTGGAAACAAATATTTGAAAACCAGTTTCGGAAGTTCCTTTGACCGTTAATACGTTGCCATATCCGTTTGACGCGGGGAAGTCACTGTCCGTTACCCGCATGACAGAAACGCCCAAAGGATAGCTTACAACGGGTTCTGCGGCGGTGTATTGGTTTTCTGACAGTAGGTTAACGTGCTTCGTGGTGTCAGATGCGTGAGCATCTATTTCCTGCTTCCGCGCCACATCGTCCGCCTCAACCGGCGCGGCGGCTTTGAACCGACCTGCCGGGTCCCGCTGAACCAGCGTATTCGGCGTGGCCGCGGACGTGGCGCCGTGGACGCCGGTGGTAGCGGCGGTGTGAGCGGCGAGATTGTCCCGGTTCTGATTGATCTCCTGTCCAATCTGGTTCAGGTCGTCCGGCTTTACCGTATCCCCCATCTGCCAGTCCGTTTTTGCCATCATTCATCACCTTCCTTGACTGTGAGCGATTGGATCATGAGATGGTCCGCCGTGATCGGGATGTTGACATCGTGCGAGCTGATCACGTTGTCCGCCGCGTCTTTCAGCTCGATCGACGTGACCAGTGACACATCCGCGACCGGAATGAGATACTTCAACGCCAGCACGTTGCCTGTGACCTGCTTCACCTCGAAATTCGTGATGACGTACGTCCCGTTCAACACCACTTTGGCAACGCGGCCATCCACATACCGAGCCACGTCATGCAAGAATGATGCGTTGATCATTTCACAGGCACCTCCGGTCCCAATGTTGCGAACGGCGCGGCACCGAGCTGCCACGAGCCGAGCACATAATTCCAGGTGACGTCCTGCATGACGATCGTCTCTACGAGCTCCAGATCATCATTCAGTGCCGTATTCTGCTGATACACAATGTTGGCCGGCTTAATCGTCTTGACGGTATGCTCGACTTCCCGAAAGACCTCAGCATCGTCAATGGCAGCCGTGATGATCAGCAGATAGTTCTCCGGCTCCACCTCAACCAGCGTGCGCCCCGGACCGACGAGTCGATCAAGCTGCTCCTGCAGGAAGCGCACCGCAAACGGCGGTTTCATGGAGTAGCGGTTGATGATCCGGGCGCGCCGGAACTCTAGCGATTCGGTAGCCGGGTTGGCCTGAATGCCGAGCATTCGCTCCCGGCGCCTCACGGCCTCGGCGCTGGCGGTCATCACGAACTGATCGTCAAACAGCCGCTGGATCGCCGTCTCCAGATCGTCCAGCTCGACGCTCTCCGTCGCGGCCAGCTCGGTGAAATCCTTGATCTGCCGGTAGTAATCCGGCAAGTACGACATGATGCGTTCAGACATTAACCGTCACCGCCCCCAGCACTGGGATCTCTTCCGGCCCCAGCGTCACATTTACCGCGCTGCCGTTGAGCGTTGTTCCGGCCACGTCGATGACGCCAGGCACCCCCAGGATCGCCGCTTCGATGAGCGCCACCCGGACAACGAGCTGCGTTTGGCCGGCCCATTCCTTCCGGAGCCCGAGCAGGTACCCCTCAATGACTTCCGCAATCGGCCCCTGTACCTGGCCGACCGTAACGCCGTCCGCCAGCGTCACGGTCGTCGTCACGTCGATCGATACCGCTTGCGCACCGGCAATCGTCACCTGATGGCCGATCGGCGCCATTCCGAGGCCCTGCCCGCTGCTGCCCGGGGGGTCGATGATGTTTTGCACCTCGTCGATCAGCTGCTGGGACGGCGCGCCCCAGTCGGAGGCGATGATCGTACATTTGACCGTGCCGCCGCCCTGCCACGCCGGGAACACCTTCACCCCGCCGACGCCGTCAATGGCGCCGATCTTCATTTTGTAGTCGGCCACGTTTCCACCGAATGCCGGCCGGCTGATTTCCTCGTAAAACCGCTGCCGCAGCATCTCGTCGTCTTCCTCGTCCTCGCCCGGCACGAGCACCGCGCCCAGTTCCGCCCGGGAGAGGCCCGGCACGAACGTGATCGGCAGCAGCGCGCCGAAGTGCTGATTCCCGACCGTGCCGGCCGTCTCACATTCCAGCGTGTAGACGCCGGCGGCGATCCGGGAGATGGCGGCGTAGTTCACGCCCTCAATCGAAAACCGGCTGCCGAGCGGGATTTCGAGCGGCGCGTCCCCGGCGCCGTAGAACCGCCCTTCCCGCCGGGCCCGGGTGGCCGGCCGACGGTGAACGCCAAACTCAGCAGTCCGCCGGCTCAAATATTCGCCACTGGCTGTGTCCGCGAACGACAGATTGTAATTGATGTCGAGCTCAGCGTAGAGCTGGGCGAGCTCTGCGGCCGCCGGTGCCAGGGCATCGTAGATGACCGAGCCGGGCCGCTTGTCTACGCTGTCCGGCACCCGGTCCAGCATGCGCTGCAGGATCGCCTCGTAAGTTTGCGCTTCATACACGTGCCGTCACCTCCTCTTGAAATACTCCGAACGACGACATTACTGTGAACCGGATCGTGGCGGTGTCCCCGACAATGTCGATCTGAAAATCCGTGACGCCCTCGATCCGGTCGTCCTGCGTGAGCGCCTCGGTAATCCGCCGGCGCAGCTCGGACTGTACGAAAACAGGATCCCGTCCGATCAGGTTGGCGAGCTCCACGCCGTAGTCGGTGTCATAGATCATGTGCCGGAACCGTTCCGTCTGCAGGATCTTAGTTACCGCCTGCCGGACCGCATCCAGTCCGTCGATCGTCCCGGCTGCGCGGCCACGGTCGAAGTCCAGCCGCCACGTGCGCGACGGCTGCGTGGTCGTTTCCGTGTTCTGCGTGTCAATGCTTCCGCCTGTCGGAATCATCCGCTCACCACCTTGTCCAAAATCAAATATTTCTGGCCACCCTGGACCCGGAGCAGCACCACCCGGTCACCGGCCTGCAGGCCGGGGCGAATGACGACCGGCTCCGTCAGCGCATCGTCGGTCGTGCCACCGGGTGCGGTGTGCGCGTGCCGCAGGTTGATCTCCAGCCGGGTCAAGGACTCCGGCACAATCAAAAAATCCGCGTCAAGCGTGAACCTCTGATCGACGTTCACCTCGAGCGGATCTGCGCGTGTTACCGTCCCAAACATCACGGCCACCGGGGCGGCGGCTTCCACGGCCGTCAGAGCGGCCTGCCGGATTGCGTTCAGCATGTCAGATCACCTTCAACGTGATGGACATCGTATGATCGGCTCCGTCGAACCGGTGCGTCACCTCGTCCACCATCATCGGCTGATTGATACCGAGCGACTCGATGACGACCGGCAGGTACATGCCGGCGCGCACCCGGATGTCGCCGATAGCCTCCAGTTTGAGCGTGCGCTGCTCCCTGTTCTTGAGCGCAGCCAGTCGGTTCAAAAGCTCATTGATCTGAGCAGCGTTCATCTCCTCATCAACGCTCTCGTACAGCTGGAGCACGCCCCAGCGGGCGATGTTCGCGCTGTCCTGCACCATGTAGACCTCGCGGCGACCTGTTTTCCGGTTGTCGCGGTACAGTTTGATCCGGTTGTACGTGTCGGCGTCGATGTCGCGGCCGTATTCAAACCCGGTCATCAGGCTGTCATCGCCGACGTAAAACCCGGCCTCGAACGTTCGCACGTCCCGCAGCGACAGCGCGCCGAAGTCGTCGAAGAACGCGAAAAACCGACCCGTGGCCGACATGGTGAGCGTGTTGGCCTTCTCGATGATGTCGAGCAGCGTCTGGCCGTCTTCAACCATGGAAGGGATGCGGTAGCCGGTGTCGTCGATTTGGCCGGTTTTGAGCTTGAAGTCGTCTGCAATCCGCTGGATGACGTCGCCGGTGGTGACGTTTTTGAACACGTAGGTATCCTTGTTGAGAAGATACCGGACCTGGTCGTAGGCTTTGATGCTGATCTCGGCGTCGCGGTTTTGCTTGACGTTGAACACGTACCCGTAGAACACGTTGGTGTCGTCCTTCCGCACCCGGACGATATCGCCGTTCTGGACCGTAAATGCCTGGTCCTGGTAGACGCCGCTTCCGATCAGTGTGAAATCCACGCTCGCCGGCCGGCCGACACGGGTGGTCGTCCAGGTCAGGCCCATTGCGACCTCCGAAACGTCCCACACCCGGCCGTTTTTGTTGTCGATGAGCACCTCAAGCAACGGTCCCGCCTCCCGTGGGCAGCTTCAGCACCGTCCCCACCTTCAGTGATTTCAACTGCGCGTCGGACAGGCCGTTCAGGCGCTGAATCTCACGCCACCGGCTGCCGTCGCCGAGGACCTTCTGTGCCACCTTCCACAGGCTGTCTCCGGCGACGAGCGTGTACGTTTTCGGCGGCACACGCTCGTCCGGGCGCTTCGGTTTCGACTTCTGCACCGTCGCCCCGCCGCCGGCCCGCTGCGCCACCTGCACCCGCCGGGCGGCGTAGAACCGGTACTCTTTCAGGCGGAGCGAAAAAGAAATGTCGCCGGGGCTACCGGCGACTTCCTTCCACTCAAAACCTTCGATACTGGCCGGTGTGTTGATCTCCATAGTGGCGGTCACGGCTGTGAACCGGATCGGGCGTTTCGACTCCCACCATTTCATGATGTAATCGATATATGCCCGCGGCTCCAGCACGATCGACGCCGTAATGAACGGATAAGGCTGCCCGGGGAAAATGCTCTCGATCGTGTACTCGGCCAGGTCCCGGTCCTTGATGACGTTGATTTTACCGAGGCCAGCCACATCATGCCCGGCGCCGTCCCCGCGAATGGCCGGGCCGATCTCGCTGGGCAGGACGGGCAGCTCAAACCCTTCCTCCTGGTTGTTCCATGACAGCCAGATGCCGTAGTGTTTGGTCATAAAACCACCTACCTGGCAGGTAAATAAAACTTTCCTACAGAATTTTGTAAATGACGGGGCGCGAAAAAGAAAGGCTTGGTGCTTATGCCCAAAATCGATCTTGAATCATTATTCGGTGGCGAGGAAATCGATATTGATTGCCCTCAATGCCAATCGAACTTCAAAGTCAAATTCGAAGAAATCATCAATGATGGAAGCATCGTAAAATGTCCGCATTGTCAAGTGGACATTCAATTGAACCACGACGAGACGACGAAGAAAACTCTCTCAGACGTTGACAAGGTACTGGGAGAGTTTAATAGGACACTGAATAAACTGGAAAAAACCTTCAAAAAGTTTGGTAGATGACCACTCTCGCGCCCCGTATTTTTTATTCGACCAACCGTTTTAATTCATCAGTTGCTTCATTGATGGCAGTGACTATACTGCCATCTATTTTTACGGTTCCAATAAACCGATCACCCTTTTGCTCGCAAATGACCTTCGTAGAGCGGATGATCTTTTCACGTAATCTTTCAGTGATACTATTGACGATGGCCTCAGACAAGTCTAAACACCCCCTTTGCCGAAGAAGCGATCTGCTCGGTCAGCGCCTCCTCAATCCGTGCGATCACCGTGTCGATATCCACGTCTTTACTGATCGGTCCGGTCTGCACCCGGACCGACGGCCGCAGCGATACGAAGTTCTGAATGCTCTTCATCTCTGCCAGTTCGCGCATCATTTTAAGGTCCTCGCTGCTGATGTCCACGGTGTCGCGGATTTTGCCGACTTCGTCTACTTTGCCAATATTGGGTTTGGTCTGCCACTTGGAGAAATCGAAGCCGGCAGCCGTTTGCACCGCTCTCTCAGCTTCCTTTTGGGCGCGCTTAGCGGCGCGAGCTTCAAGGAAATCAACGACCTTTTGTTCGCGTTCGGCAGCTCTCCGAGCTGCATTTTCAAACGCAGCCGTCTTTTTCCCCTCGGCAAAATCCTGGATGCCCTTCATCACATTCTCCATGCTAAACGTGGCTTCAAGTTCATACGACGAGCCAGTAACCTTATTGACAAGTTCCAGAACCTTGTTAATCCCTTTGATGATTCCGTTTATCACGGTGTCGTATATTTTTCCTACTTTTTCAGCCCACGCTACAAAAGGCTCAAGCAGCCACTCCACAAACATCCAAAAATATCCCGGGATGTAATCGAAAAAGTTCAAAATAGTGTTCCAAGCACGCATGAGGGCAGCTGCGAATTGGTCATTCGTCTGCCACAACTTTACCAGCCACACAATCAACCCGACGATCAGCGAAATCAGGAAGATAAAGATGTTCGCTTTCTGTGCAGTGTTCAGC